AGACCATAATGACACTATTAGAGCAAATCTTCGCAACCTATCCAGAACTTGACGGGCAATATCCATTGTTCACTGGTAATCCAATTCTTTTGCAAGACGACCAAGACGGACAAGGCGCATATATCAAAGTGTGGGAATATGCCAAGCCATTGACTCCAGAACTCGAAGAGTTCTATCGCCCGTAATGACTCCCAAGTTATGCAAAGCTGGACAACAGTTGAGGCTTCAAATTGACGATTCATTTTCAAGCCGTTCTCGCGCCAGCGATGGGTGGGTGGCAGATGCTAGACACGTTAAAGCTGGTACATCTGATCATATTCCAGACCCGCATAGCGGCATCGTTAGGGCAATCGACGTGTCAAGAAATCTATCTGGAGCAAGCGAGCCCGACCTCATGCCTTATCTTGCAGACCAGATTCGGCAATACGCCAAGAAGGATAAGTCCAAGCGAGTGTCCTACATTATCTTCGACAATAGAATCGCATCGGCTCGCATGGGCTGGCGCTGGCGCAAGTATCGCGGAAGCAATCCGCATACTAAGCATTGCCATATTTCTTTCACTAAGAAGGGCGATACAGATGGTTCGTTCTTTAATATCCCAATGATAGGTGGCACAGTATGAATATGAAGAATCCAGCAATCCTTACAGCAGGTGCTTTCCTAGCAGCTTGGGGTGCATCTAACTTTGCACTTGATTATCGCTCAGTCCTTTGGGCTGTATTAGCCGGCGTATTCGGATACGCAACTCCGAAGAAATGACCGCGGCAGACCTCGCAGCTTGGGCTGTAGGAGTAGTTACAGTTCTAGGCGGCTTGGCTGCTTATACGCAGTTCATGATTAAGCATTACCTTGCAGAATTGAAACCTAACGGCGGCTCATCTATCAAGGATCAGGTCAATCGCCTTGAAACGCGTGTCGATACCATAATCGAGATGTTAGGTAAGTAACACTTATCCTATGGCTAAGAAAAAGGTCATAGACCTAGACACTTATAACGCTCTAGACCAATGGGCGATTTCATTACATGAGATGTACCGCGCCTTGCGTAAAGCAGGTTTTGGCGTTGATATCGCTCTTGGAATCATTATGGAACGAGATGCCTATCCGGACTGGATTTTGCCTAATGTACCGAACCGCATAGACAATATTCCCTACGAAGATGAGGATGACGATTAAGCGAATCGTAATACTTTCAGACTTGCAGGTTCCTTTTGAGGATGTGCATGTCACACGCAATATTGCCAAGTTTTTACAGACCTTTAAGCCAGACCAGACAGTTACCATAGGTGACGAAATTGACTTCCAGACAATCTCTAAATGGAGTGAGGGAACCCCTCAAGCCTACGAGCAGAGTCTTGGCGATGATCGTGACAGATGCGTCGAGCTTCTCTGGGAGTTGGGTGTTACTGACTGCATCAGAAGCAACCACACAGATAGACTTTATAACATCATCATGAAGAAGATTCCTAGTTTCTTATCCTTGCCAGAGCTTCGATTTGAGAAGTTTATGAAGTTCGATGAGCTTGGCATAACCTTCCATAAGAACCCTATGGCTATCGCTCCTGGCTGGATTGCCGTCCATGGCGACCATACGCCTATTAAGCAACTAGGTGGCTTATCAGCCCTAGAGGCGGCTCGTAGGCATGGGAAGAACGTTATCTCTGGTCATACCCATAGGGCAGGCCGTAGCGCCTTCACAGAAGCCTCTGGAGGCCGTTTAGGGCGTGTTTTGCATGGAGTCGAGGTAGGTAATCTCATGGACTTCAAACAGGCCTCATACACCAAGGGAACGGCTAATTGGCAGCAGGCTTTTGCCATTATGTACGTTAAAGCTTCTAACGTCCAAGTGGACATAATTAACATCGAGAAAAACGGCACCTTTATCGTGCAAGGCAAGGTTTATGGACGCGCCCGCTAGCATTGCCATTCCCTATATGGAAGATGAAGACCCTAGCCAAATCGTTATCGTTTCGTTATCTAAAAAAGGCGGATGCCGATTTAGGCTCATGTAAGGTTCTCACAAGTCAGAAATACTGACGGAATGGGAGCAGTCATGAATATAGATCATGCACTTATTGGAATGGGTTCATTAGGACTCGTCTTTGGTTATTTACTTGGTTACGCCAAAGGACACGAACATGGCAAGATTCAGGGCAAGATAAACGCCCGTCGACTTATCAAGGCACAGACTCAGCATCAGGTTAATCGATGAACGCTCGTGACTACCTCAACGAAGCCAGAGCTACTATCCAGGAGCGCGGTCAAGATTACGGACATCCAAGTGACAATATGCAAAGGACAGCAGCACTTTGGAGTTCATACCTTGAAATGCCAGTTACAGATTATCAAGTTGCGATGTGTATGGCGCTGGTCAAAATCGCACGATCAATGGAAACTCCAAAGACTGACACTTTTATCGACTTATGCGCATACGCAGCAATCTCAGCTCAACTAGCAACAGAGGAGAACGAACTCTATGTTTAATTTAGAAGACTATGAGACAGTCGAAGAGCGACTGGTCAAATTCTGGAAGGAACATCCCGATGGTCAGATTCATACGAAATTGCTGGATAGCACTTCTTCTCGCTTTATCGTTGAAGCTAGTATCTTTCGAACTGAGGCTGATGTTAGACCTTGGACGACTGGCCTTGCTGAAGAAACAGTCCAGGGTCGCGGCGTCAATGCTACTTCTGCTCTTGAAAATTGCGAAACAAGTGCGATTGGTCGCGCTCTCGCAAATGCGGGCTACGCTACTAAAGGAAAGAGAGCGTCTCGCGAGGAAATGTCAAAGGTTGCAAAAGGCGCTGAAGTAAAGGCTAAGGTCGAAGAAGTAAAGGCTAAGATGGCTCAGACTTCAACTGAATATGTGCCTGTGCCTGTAGAATCAGATCCATGGAATCAGAGTTTTGCTGCGCCAGTTCAGACAATGGAGACAGCAGTCGAGATGGTGAAATCTACGCTGGGTGCCACGCCGGTGGACGAGAGTTGCATCCATGGCGCCCGAATCTGGAAGACCGGAACTAGCAAAGCAGGCAAGCAATATGGAATGTGGCGCTGTCCAGAATCTAGCACTAGGGATATGCCAGGCGGACAAGTACCTTGTGATCCTATTTGGTACGAGATTTCTAAAGATGGCACATGGAAGCCACAGGTGAAACATGGGTAAATTATATTTCCGCAATATGGATGATGAATGGGAACAATTTCCTACAGATGAGCAACTTCAAGCTGCACGAGAGTCAGCTCATCATTTACAGGAACTAGGCTTTGCCATTATCTGCCAATTATGTAATACCCCTCCAACAGTTCAACAGATTAAGCAAAGGGCATTACAGAACGAATGGAAATGCGATAAATGCGGCACAGTTAATTCTGCTGGGAAGGCATAACCTAATCAATGCCTAGCCAAAGCAGGAAACATCGAGGCTTTCGTACTGAGCGAGTGGTCGCAACCTATCTCTCGCAATGGTGGAGAAGCGCAAGCATCGGTAGGGGGTCTGGAAAAGACATTCACAATGTCCCGTTCGACATAGAAGTCAAGGCTAGAAGCGATTTCCAGCCCCTCACATGGTTGAAGCAGGTCGAGAAGAGAGCGCAAGGCAAGGAGCTAAGCGCGGTGGTGTGTCGCATGAATTCCCAAGGTGAAAATGCTTCAGAGTATTTGGCGTTTATGCGATTTCAAGACTTGGTTCAACTATTGCTCAAGGCAGGTTACGGCGATATCCAGCAAGATTCGGTAGAATTAGAGCCTGAACGATGTACGCAATGTGGATCGTGGAAGCTAAAGGAAGTCCCATGCCGGACGTGCGAAAAGGCCACTAATGCCAATATATGAATTCGAATGTACCAACGAAGAGTGCGAAGCTAATTTGCGCTACGAGAAGGAGTTATCGATCCATGAACCACATACAGTTACTTGTCAGTTCTGCCACAGCTCTATGCAGAAGATTTATAGCGTTCCTAGTGTCCAATTTAAGGGAAGCGGTTTCTACTCAACCGATAATTAGAGCGACACGCTCATTGCAAGGATTAAGAAATATAGGCTCTGACCTGCGGTTATGTTATGCCTGCTATACAAATGACTTGACTAGATTGGTACACTCTAGGCTAGAGCCCATCAAGGGCTCACACCGGGCCGCTTCGCGGATAGCCCGGGGGGTAGCCTTCGTTATTGGGATATCTCTATCTATACCTATGTCGGTAGCAGATAGTGGCTCAATAGATGCCATTCAACCAAAGGATTATGTACGTTTAGCGTTACCTAAAAAAGAAGCTATATGTTTATCAAGGCTAATAGGTAAAGAATCTGCTTGGAATCATAAAGCAGTAGGTAATCTAGGAAGTCCTAATAAAGATTATGTATATGGATTATTACAGCTTAAGAATCCTATAGTTAAGGATAAGAGCCCTATTGAACAGATACACTATGGACTTAAGTACATCGATCATAGATATCAAGGTAATGCGTGTAACGCATGGGAACATTGGAAGGCTAAGGGATGGCACTAAGAGGCTTACTATGTTGGGTGCTAGGGCATGACTACAAGCACATCAACTATGCCTCAATCAGTTATGCATATTGTGACCATTGTTTAAAGAGTATCTATGTCAAAGCTTAAGCAGTCAGGTAGTACATCCGCTTGGCGTAAGCTGAGAGAGCAGGTCATTAGAAGAGATGGCTGCTGTCAGATGTGTGGCACTGAGGAACGCCTTAGCGTGGATCACATAGTGCCAAGGACTTTAGGTGGTAGTGATTCCCTAGATAATCTGCAAGTATTGTGTTCATCATGCAATAGTGCGAAGGGGGGTAGGTTTTTTGATAGGCCTAAGACAC